GGCCATTATTTGTTAGCTGATCGCCAAGCCTCGACAATTTCCGCGTCAGAAACGTCTGGTCGATTGGCTCTCGCTTGCTCCTTGAATTGGAAGAAATACACAGGGATTCCGTTTCTGGCGACCTTGCCGACATTGGATAGCATCGGAGTCTCTCGCTTAAACTTGTTCCATTCGGCGTTGGCGACCTTTGCCGGGTTCCCGTTGTCGATGCTTGCTTGAAGGAAGTCGCTACGCTCAATCTTACGCAAAGAGTTTGCCTGTAGCGTGTCCAATACAAAGGCGTTTGCCTCTGGCCGGTTGCCCAACTTGGTCAATGTGCGCACCGCTCTTTGAGCGTCACCTTCTGTTTGTGGACCTTTCGCCTGGTTCAAAACCTGATTAACCAACCGAAGATTGACCGAGTTAAACGCCTGAATATTCGCAAGGTCAACATCAAACAGAGCCTGTGCATCAATACCAACAGAAGCAAAGGCGTCTGCCATAGCAGCCCTAAACGGAACGCTTCCGCCCTGCTGGACATCAATCCCTCGTAGTTGGTGAACGCTTGCCAATGTTTCCTCTGCCGCTTCTCCGTCAGCAATCGCGGTTGAAATTCGCTTAACTTGGAGTTCGGCCAGTTTCTCTGCGGCTTTTAGCGGGCCTTTGTCGCCAACATTCACAGTTGTTGATGGCTTGTTTATACTCGCCAATATTGCATCGCGCATCTCTGGAGAACCCTCGCGAATTCCCGCCGCCCGAAGGTTCTGTACCAAAGTGGTATCTTTCTGAGGCCAAAAGTTAGGCTGGAGTTCTATTTCCCCTTGGGATGAGGCCATCATCAGAGCATCGCGTTGATTATTAAATGCCGCCATAGGGTCTGAATTGATTAGCGCCATTTCATTTTCAGTATCCGTAGGGTCACCACCCAGTTTAACGATTGCGCCTATTCGATGCTGTCCAAAAGCGTTTACCGAGCTCAGATCAATAGGTTCGCCAGAATCACTGGCTTCTTTAAGTTGCCGCTTCAGCATCAGGTGAACTTCATACAAGTCTTTTGCGGCAGCCTGGCGCCTTTCGGTAGAAAGTCTCGCCTTTCTATTTTCGATCCCAGCAAGAAATTCAGTACCTCCACCTCGATATCCTGCGCCAAACCCTGAAAGCATGTTGGCTACTTGGTCATATGTAGGCATTAAAATATCCTCGAATAGTCAACATGTAAGTACCCGTTTATTTCGACAACCGCGTCAGGATCTATTTTCTGTGCTTCCTGGGCAATAACACCAACAGGAACTTGATTGCCGACAATCGGCAATGCTTCAGGTTTCCAATCCCACCTGTAAAGGTTGTGCGGTCCTATCTTCCCGATTGGGAAGATGTTTTCTTTCAGTCTTGCATCTGATGGCCCGGCTGCCTTCATCGCGGTTCCAGCAGCCTCGGCCAACCTGCCGATTATTCCCTTGGTTTCCGTAATCCCTGGGATACCACCCAATCCGGTAGCCTGAGAGCCTTGACCCGTAGAGATGTTAGCCAGCAATGTTGCAAGCTGCTGGAGCGTATTCGCATCAGTGATCCCAGCCTTGGCCATGATTTCAGCAAACTGGCCTCCATCAAGGATCTGAGCCAGTGCAGCACCTTCAGCGTTTTGCAGGTTAGCCAGATTAGCCGTGGTACTTCCGATGTTCTGAGCCATCTGCTCACCGGCTCTTGTCCTGCCGCCAGCGATTGTTCCTTGGATGCCTGCCTGCTGACCAGCAACACCTAATCGAGTCGATGCAAGATTGCCTGCGCCTCTCTCAGCCAGCCCAGACAATGCAATACCAGTGTCACCCATGATCCCTGCTTGACCCTGAGCCGCTGTAAGCCCTTGGCTACCTATACCACCTAACTGGGCAATCCTGTCATTAAATGCCGTCCCAGCGCGACCATAAGCCCTGCGCTGTAACTCTTCTAGGACCGCACCACCTTGAGTGCCGCCTGTAGCCGCTGCATTGCGCAATACCGCTCGTTCTTGTTCTTGTCGCAGGAAGTCTTGTCCTGGCGAGTTCTGAAACTGTTGCATTGCCGCCGCTTGTGCCGCTGGACCATTAGCCCCCAGCAGATTAGCCTGCATAGTGTTGGCATCCTGACCAGTCTGAGCATATCCAGCTAAGGGTTGTAATGCCGCTTGGCTTGCGCCTGTGATGTCGGATCTTGATTGCTGAGTGCCGCCAGTGAGGTCAATTATTGCTTGATCACCTGCTCTGGTTAATCCCCGTGAGCCTTGCTCTAACGATTGCTCTGCCCCTAAAAGCCCCGTTTGTGGGCCTTGAAACCTTCGATACTCTTGCTGCGTAACTGTTCCGTCATTGTTAAAATCAGCACCCTGTCGCACAGCAGAGGCTTGATTGGCCATTGCCTGCTCTCTTGACATGCCTTGGTTGGTCATCAGACGATTAAGTTGATTTTCGTAAATAGGGCCACTTCCCTGAACTGGCGCTGCCGTTACTGCCTGATTAGGGTTAGCCATGCCCGTAAGAGGTGAGGCAAGCTGTGGTGTCTGATTAACTGGACCAGCACCGGCTAAAGGCTGTGCAGCCATAGACTCTGACGGTGGAGCAATAGTCCCTGCTTGATTCTGGGCAGGAATTCCAGATTGCTGGGCTGGGCTAATAAAATTTCCACTAGGGTTGCCGCCAGCCGTTGCCAATAAAGGCGCTGGGCCTTGGCTTGGCACCCGACCTGCTTGTGAAATTCCAAAAGGAGCCCCCTGAGAACGGCCAGCCTGCCCAGCCATAAAAGATCCCACTTCAGAAAAAGGAATTCCGACTGAAGGGTCTTCGGTCGTGTTAACTAAATCCCTTTGAACCATGCGCCTTGGGTCATTAGGGCCAACCATCCCAGCTTGAGGGTTCATCTGCCCCTGACGGGCTAAAATTGCGTTTAAAGCAGTCAAAATGGACCCCTCATGTTTAGTCCCGCGAGTAGTCGCGACAGGTCTTGCGGGTTCATACCTGCATTCTGAGATGGCATTGCCGTTCGTTCAGGCAACTGCTGCTGCATGAAATCAGTTGAGTAGCTTTGCCTTGTTGGAGCCAATCCGCTCAAGTCTAGTTTCTGGCCAAGTATTGCCGCATTCTGCTGGGGCAATCCCGCTAGAAGCGTATTCTGCGCGGCTATGTTGCCCTCCTGAGCAAGTCTAGCCTGCTGGGGCATTGATTGGCCGTATATGTCTAACGCCCCCTGAAAGCCTTCCTGTGCCGACTGTCTAACGCCAGGGAAGATGTCCCTAATGTCACCCCGGGCTTGCGCGGCAAGTTTGGCCTGTAATGCCAACACCTGTTGGTTTTGTTTAATTTGCGCCCGTTGCGAACTATCGTCTGTGCCGCCAAATAGCTTGCTCATGCTGCCTTCCTTGAAGATATTTCACGTTTTGTGATGCCTAGCTGAATTATATTCATAATCTTACCTTGTTTCATTACCGATTCACGATTTATACCTTCTTCAATGAACCCGTGATGCTTTGCAAAGTTGACCAGTTCCGGTCGATCAGAGGGTATCTGCACGATAATCTTGTTTTTACCTGTTTCAAGAAAGAACTGTAAGGCCCAAGACATGCACTCTCTGGCGTATTTAAGTCGATACTGCTTGAAAATCATCGGGTGCATTTCAAGACAAATACTGGTCACATGGGTGAAGTTGAACAACCCAACAATCTCCCCCTCATCTTCAAATAACAGCCATATTTCGGCCATATCTGGCTCAAACTCACCTGAAAACCCGTCCTCAGTCAATAACGGCAGGAATTCAGGGTGCAGCACCACCGACTTAATCTCTTCTGCTGACGCTAAACGAACCCTCATATCAGAATCCATCCCTTTGACAGATCACCAGCAATCGCCGCATCCCTTTTGATGTACTTTATCGATCCAGCCGTTCCAGCGTCATCCATGTACTCTTGACCAATAGTGGCCGTAACCACCCCTTCGGGAGATCCGGTGCCAATAATAATCAAGCTGCGGTTAACCTGGTTGATCCAATCGTTAAACTCTTGAGTCTGTCTGCCAGATTCATCAATAATCGCAATCGTGTAATCAGGGGCGCTCAAAACCGTGGCACTCCTGGCCTAATCTTTGCATCGAGCCTGACCACCACAAATTTAGTCGGCGAGGCAAACTCAAACTTTAAAACAGCGGTTTGGTCAAAACGACCATTCTTTCGCCATTGAACCCTTCGGCCATACTCGCCAACAGCACCAACATCTCTATTCCGCTCGTATCCATAGCTTTTACCGCCATCACGAGATAAAGACATCCTGACCTGTGGTGACGGGTTGGCTATCGTCCCCTCGCCTACCTCCATCGACAACTGAAGGCTAGGCAGGAAGAACGTATTGATCTCATTGTTAAACGGCGCGGTAATCAACAGCCGTTGAACGTAGTCATCACTGTACGAAGAGTAGGTGTCAAACGATACCTCGCCTATCCGACCATCCTCAGTATCCCCAGCGTAATTACGCCCGAATGCCTCAACCATCGAGGCAACACGCCAGCCAGTCGTTGAACCGTCAACCACTGAGGTTCTCTCATGCCACTTGTTGTTCATCTCGTTAAAATAGAAGGCCGTATCAGGCAGATGGAACCCAACGAAGTAAGACCCCTCTTCGGCGTAGGAAACCGCGTAGACGCTGTCTATTTGCGCCTGAGTAAGGTTCTGCAAGGATGTCTCAACCGCTGCGGTAGATACCCGCTCTGGCGCTTGTCCTGACGTTCTCCAGATAGCCGCTTTCTCATTTTCTCCACCACCGATAAAATAAAAGTGATTTCTGCCGTCAACCAGTGAAAATGGCGCGTCTAGCCCAACATTGAGCAAGCCACCTTGTATAGATTGGAATGGAAAGCCACCTCCACCGATGTTTGTAAACGGTTCAAATGTCTCTGATCCAGCCATGTACAGCCGTCCCTTGAAAACCCACGGCGCAACAATGATGTCAGGATCTTCTTCGGCGCTGCCGAAATCAAGAGCGTTCCACGTGGAACCATCATTAACCGCTGAAATGATGAACTTCTTGGAGTCGGTTGAGCAGACAAAATACGAGTCCACGTAAACAACATACTGAGGATTGCCGCTTGAGGTAAATCCAGCCGCTACTATCTGAACCAGCGTGTTTAAGGTTCGGTCAAAGATGTAGCCATTGCCGTCAGGGATTAGGATCAACAACTGGGTGCCGTTGTCAGCCATTGAGACACGTTTATCTATTGATGGAATCGTGCCGATAGTCGTTGCTATGTTGAACTCGTCAACGCTGTACAAAGATTGTCCGTTGACGAAATACGGCACACCCGCCATGACATGAGCACCACGGTTCTGGTTGTTCAATGTGCCGGTGGTTAGCCTTTCGATTAAACCAGGGCTTGGAAATATAACCTGGCTAGACCATGCACCCTCAGTTTCAGGCGTGTGAACGTAAGCATTCACCAACCTCTGAGCAGATACAGGAAGGCTGTTGCTCTCATAAAAACCGTTGTAGATGTCTAGCTGCACAATATCACGCGCTATAAAGCCATTCAGTTGTCAGTGCGTAGCAATTAACCACATCATACTTCGTTGACAGTGTTTGCGTTGCCGATCCGACAACATTCAGACCGTTACCATCAACAGTTACGTTAGCAGTGCTGGCTCGCATGATGATCGCCTTATCACCTCGATTCGGAGTTGCCTTTAACGTAATCGTCGCTAGACCTGCCCCCGTCACCACAACGATAATGTTATCGTCGGTGATCGTGTAATCGCCTGACACCTCAATAAAGACAGGATCTATGGCAGTCTCAACCGATGCCGCAAGTTGGGTGGTGAAGTTAGCCCCAGTGATCTTGGCATTGTCACCCGCCGCGGTGACGAGCGTGAAAAACGCGCCATCAGCAAATGTGGTAACACCCGTTAGATCAGTGATCGACTTGTTTGTAGCCATCAGTCCTCCAGAAGGATGCTTGCGCCATCCTCGTTGATAAGTTCTGGCCCACGCGGAGGATAAAACGTCGAGGTGATCGCGTTACCCGTACCGGTTGGCAGTCGAGAGGGGAGTCTCGATGGTTGTATGGTAATAACCGCTCTGCGCAATGATGCTAGAGAACCTCTCGCGGCACCCTTTAGCTCAGTTGTAACAATGCTGTCGTATGACGGCGCTAACTTTAACGCCAGGTTCTTAACCAAAGCCTCCTCTGCAACCGCCGTGACGGTGATCAGATCAGCAGGGTTAACAATGACGGTCCAGCCAATCGGGAAGTTCCACGAAAGAACCATCCGATTAAGTGTCCGTATTGCAAATTGCATGTCATCAGCTTCGATTGGTGCTTCATCACCAGAGTTCGTTACCTCCGAAAAGGCATCGCTAATGATTGTTTCTGCGGTCGTCATAAACCCTCCAGTAAAAGGAAAGCCCCCCGAAGGGGGCTATAAAGGTTTAAGGATTGCCGTAACCTTGACCAGCAAAGAACGGGTTAAACGTCCCGTAAGCTGGCTGGAAGTCAAAGCGCACTTTCTGCTTGTTAGCAAGACCGTCAGAGAACTTGCTGATCCGTATCTGCAACCCATCGTTAGTTGTTAACAGGGTGTCAGTAGCGTACAGCTTGGGCAGCGGAACCGAACCAATCGTAAACGCATCCTTGTGGAAGAACATGTTTGGCTGGTAAGTCGTGCTAGCCGTACCAAGGATCTCGATAGCATCGCCAGAAGCCAACGCGCTGGAAACAGTGTTGTAACCAGAGGTGTCGCCAGTTTCGTAGATCGCAGGGCCAGCACAAACCAACGTACCTGCACCAGCAACCATCGTTACATCAGCAGTTACAGTCGCTCTCCACTTCACCACACCACCGGCATTACCGAGGATCTGCTGCTTCGTAGAGATGTTCAGCCGGTTTCTGCTGTTGTCAGTGACCTCAATGATAGATCCTGCTTTAACAGTACCTGTCGTGGTCAAGCCAGTAACAGCAAGGCTCTGAGTCATGGTGTCCTTGGCAGCAACATAAGTCGCTGTAGGTGTGCCAGACAGAGTACCAACACGGTCAACAAGGTCGCCGCCGATGTATGTACCCAGAGCAGTCGCCTTCATGACGCGCATACCTGCGAAGTTGCTATTAACAACAGCGTCAACAAATGCTGGTCGAACCAGATCATCTGCGGAGGTTAGGCTATTCTGGACACCAGCTAAAGTGGTCTGAGTGTAGGGATTGATGCAATAGCACCTGTCGCCAGGTCCACCAGGC